TGATTCATACTTCTTCTCTCAGGACGCTGTTGGTCTTGCAATCGGTATCGACATTAAGACTGACGTTGATTGGATTGCTGATCGCACTTCTTGGTTGTGTAACGGTATGCTGAAGGCTGGCGCTGTATCTCGTGACGGTCTTGGTATCGTTAAAGTTCAATACGACAAAACTGCATAAGGAATATTATCATGGCTTTTGATAGACAATTTTTCTCCCGCATTGGCGGGTCTGGTCAAGGTCGCGCCGTATGGATGTACGCTTCGACTGAAGATGCTGCTGATGTTTTGGCTGCTAACTTTTTTCTTCCTGCGAAGGATGAGTTGACAAAGGCAGATGTTATTTTGCTGGTTGATACTAACCTAGCAGGTTGCACTATCTCTTTTGTTAAGGCTAATAACAAGACGACTACCGTTACGCTTGCCTCTGGCACAGCAATCGGTGACAGTTAAGTAGTAAAACTGAATGGGGCTGCTCTGGTGGCCCCTTTCTTTACATATAAAGGTTTTTTATGGCAAACAGTAAGCTATCGTTAATTAATAATGCTCTCATTCTTATTGGCGATGTGCCACTGACATCCTTGACTAGCGGTACTCGCGCTCAGGTTGTAGCCACTAGCCTGTATGACAACATTGTTGAAAATGAATTATCCAAATTTCGTTGGGGCTTTGCTCGTAAAGTTGCTCAACTTTCCCTAGATGTTGCAGCTCCAATTGGCAATGAATGGGAATCTAAATATACTCTTCCTGCTGATATGCTAAATCTAATTAAATTAGACCCTAGCATTAACTACCAAATTATTGAAAACAAAGTTTACTGTAACTACAGTGCAGACTTGTTTTGCGATTACATTGCTAACATTACAGACCCATCTGGCTGGCCTATTTATTTTGCCAAGATGATTGAGTATGCGTTAGGCATGGACTTTGCCCCATCTATTCGTGACAGTGCGGCCTCTATGGAGTTACTAGCTAATCAGTATTTGAATGCTAGTCGTATGGCTCGCTTTACTGATTCACAGCAGCACCCGCAAACACCTATTCAGGATCGCCCATTTATTAACGTGAGGTACTAATGCCTAAGTCACAATTCATGCAAACCAGCTTTGCTAGTGGTGAGTTGTCACCTCTACTAAATGGCCGTACCGATCTTGATCAATACTACAAAGGCGCTCAGACTGCCGAAAACGTAGTTATCGTACCTCAAGGTGGCGTTAAACGCAGACCTGGAACTAAATTTGTAGATGTTACCTTGAAGGGTAATGATCGTCAGACGACAGTTAATCCTACCACGTCTTCTACAGGTGCTGCTGCTGATGTCGCAAAGTTAAACGATGGCGACGCTAATACATACTTTACATCTGACGCTGACTTAGGCACTGCTACTGGATACATAGTTGCCGAGTACAATTTAGGCGTAACTTATGATGCAGAATTTGTAACAATAGATAACGCTAGTCTAATAAGAAATGGGACTGGTGGCGCTTACATTAAAAATAAAACCTTAACATTGCAATATAAAGCTGGCGGAACAACCTGGGCTCCTAAAGCAATTATCCCAATTACTAGCGAGCTTGGTATGGAGGTCAGCGAAAAGTATGACATAAGCGATCTTCCTCAACTAAGTAAAAGAGAGTGGCGATTAACTGTTGATCTTAATGCGCTAGAAAGTCAAAATTTTCGTGTCCGTATGGGAGAGTGGAATTATTCTGCTCAACCATCTACCTATACCGCTGCAAATACCCCCAAAACTTTCTCTTGGGAATACGCGGAAGACTTTAACTTTTTGGTTGTATTAACAGAAAATAATGCAAGATTTTATCGTACACCTCATGCTGGCAGCACCGAAACAGTTTATGTCGCTGACATACCTGTGCCTTATACCTCCGCACAAGTGCCTGAAGTTAGGGATGCTCAAACTGAAAATGTAATGTTAATGTTTCACGAAGATCAGCCAACCAGAAGAATTGTATTTGATGAAGACATTTATGCTTCCAACCCGTCAGGCTCTTTTGTTTCGGATCAGGTTCCTTTTGTCAATATTCCCCAATACGATTTTAATGACAGCTCAAGCCCTACTCCAGAGCCAGCAGTTCAAGTTATAACCTTTAACCATTTTGCTGTAGGCAATCAATACCAAATAGATGTTGAGGGCGTGTTAAGCAAAAACATTACTTACAACGGAGTAGGTGCTTCTACTGCATTTAATTTGCAGAAAAACTTACAGGAAATGCCAAACTTCCCTAATGATGGAATTACTGTAACACCTACATCAAGCAATAACACTACTGACACTTACACTATTACATTTGCAGGAGGGTCTGCGCAGCCTCTTGAGCTTCTTGCAGGGTTTCCTACAAGTGCTAATGCTCCTGGTAATTCAGCCATATCCTTTCTCCAAACTGAAACGGGCGTTTCTAGATCAGAAAATGTGTGGTCGCAATATAGCACTGGCACAAGAGGATTCCCAAAAATGGGCGTATTCTCTGATGGTCGCTTATGGTTAGGTGGCACAAAGTTAAAGCCGCAAAGCTTATTTGCTAGTCGAGCTGGAGATTTCTTTAATTTCTTTTCAGAAACAGGGGAAGACGATGAGGGTATCTTTATTACTATTGACTCTCGCGGTCTTACTAACATTGTAGACATCAACCCTGATAGAGGGCTTCAGGTCTTCTGTGCTGGCTCCGAGTTCCTAGTTAAGGGCGTTACCCCATCTACTATTGAAGTAGTGGCGCAAACTCAGCATGGGTCATTTAATTTAGAGGCACAATCTATTGATGGTGCAACTTTGTTTATTGACAAAAACGGAAACACTCTTAGACAATATTTATTTAGCTTTAATGAAGACGCTTATACATCTAATGATATTTCGGTTTTATCTTCTCAGTTAATTAACAACCCTCTTGATATGGCTATATTAGCGGGAACCACAACAGAAGATGCTAACTGGGTATTTATTATTAATCAGGATGGCACTGGTGCTGTCCTTAATACAATGCGAAATCAAGATATTAATGGCTTTACTAGATGGACTCCATATTCTGACCCTAACTCAATAAGGAAGAATCAACTTGAATCTTGCTCTGCGGTTGGCGATAAACTTTATGTAATTGTAAAAAGAACTTTTACAAATAACAGCGTTGTTAGAGATATTGAATTATGGGACTTTGATTACCTTTTGGAGTCTAGCTACAAAACTACGGCTACAACTACTGGCTTTAATGTTTTTGTTACAATTCCTCAAGGGGCGAGAATTGGTGGGTTTACCGTTTCAGTAATAGCAGATGGCAATGTACTAAATGACAGGACTGTATTTTTTAACCCAAGTAACGGCAACTACCAAGTTGTAATACTTGCCGCAGAAATGGCTGGATTTACCACAAGAGACTTAGAGATTGGCCTGAGCTTTCCTGTTAAGGTTAAAGGAATGCCTCTTAACACCAACCCTGGCACTCGTGGTGGACAGAACACTATGAAGCGCAAGAAGATTACTAACATTAACTTGCGTGTGTATGAGAGTGCTGGCATCTACATTGACGGAATTGCAGTTCCTATTAGGCAGTTTGGCGATGCCCAAGATACTCCATTGAACACCCCATTTACTCCTAGAACTGGTATCATAGAGGATGACAAAGGTGGTAATGGTTGGTCTACAGAAGTAGTTCCAGAGATAACAGTACCAGACGGTACGCCATTCCATCTACAAGCTATTCAGTATGAGGTAGAGTCTTCGTGAATGATGTTGTAACGCAAGATAGTATTTCCCAGTTACAAGAAATAATGAAGGATTTCCCAAAGGCAGATGTAGTAACAAGACACCATTTCTCTGACGGTATGTATGCTAGAGAGATGGTAATGCCTCCAGGAGGTCTTGTAGTAGGAGCTACGCATAAAAGCAAACACCTCTACAGCGTTGTATCTGGTGAGTGTGAGGTATCTAGCACTACAGAAAGAGAGACCATTAAAGCTCCGTACTTGGGTGAAACAGTCCCAGGAACTAAGCGTGTTATATATAGCGAGACAGGGTGTACTTGGATTACATATCATCCTACACACTTAACAAATATTGATGAAATTGAAGCAGCTCTAGTAGAGCAAGAGGTTATTTAAATGTCATTTGTGATTGTAGGGAGCTTGATAGCAGTTGGTACAGCAGTTAATGTTTACGGAACGCTTGAAGCAGGTAAAGCACAAGAATCGGCTCTTAAACAACAAGCAGAGCAAGAACGTCTTGCCGCTGAGAGTAGTGAGCTAGAACGCCAGCAACAACTTAATGCAGCCCTTGCGGCTAATGCTGTAGGTATGGGTGTGTCAGGTATTAAAGCGGAAGGGACTCCTGCTAGTATTGCACTAGAAAGCGCCAAGAATGTTAGTTTAAGCGAAGGCATGACAAAGTTATCTGACAGACTACAGCAAGCACAATTACGAAGACAAGGTGCTAATGCTCGTTCTGCTAGTCAACTTGCTGCTGCGGGTACATTGCTATCTGGTGCAGCTCAAGCATACGGAGCGGGTAAATAATGGCTAAACAACCTAGACAAACAAGAATTGGGGTTTACGGTAAGTTTACTCCTACCGCCCTAGATACCTCTGGTGCTGACAAGATGCGAGCATTAGCTGGTTTAGGCCAAGCTATAACCGATACTACTATAGCTATAGGTAAGCCCAGGGTTGTGGCCGAGAGAGTAAAGCAAGCAAAAATTGCTAGTGCTGAATCAGGCACTATTGATCCTGACACTGGTGAGCTAAGAGGCCCAGCAGAAGAGGTATCCGCAGGTAAGTGGGGTGCAGCTCAGGCTAACGCTATTGCAAGTAACACCTATGAGGCCAACGTATCTGTAGAGATGAACAACATTGTTGACTCTGCCGCTACTGAGTTCCCTGACGACATTGTGGGCTATCAAAATAAAGTCCAATCCCAGATGCAAGGTCTTATTGGCGCTATGCCAGCAGAATACAAGGGTACGGCTGAGAACCTATACGCTCGCCTAGACAATCCTACCTCTATCAAGATTGCTGACAATGAGAGAAAGAAGAAACTAGATATTTCTAATGTTGAAATTGGTCAAGCCGCTGACGTTGCTTCAAAGAACTTATCTAATGCAGCTTATTCTGGCGATACAGATGGCACTAGAGACTTTTTCTCTGAATACATTGTTTCTGTTGATAGACTTGTTCAGCAGAATGCAATAACGCCAGAGAAAGGCAACCAGTTAATAGAAGCTCAAAATGAAAGAGTTAAGATTCAGGGCAAAGCTGGTGAGTTTGACAGAGCTATAAGAACAGAGGATTACACTCCGGAGCAACAAGCTGCCGCTGGTCGTCGTATTGTAGACGCATTGCGTGAAAACCCTGATTCTGATTTAAGTGCCGAGCAAAACCAAAAGCTACTGGCAACACTGGATACTCAGGTTACTGCTATGGAAACTGCTAATGCAAAAGCAGATGCC